CCTAATAATTATCAATTCGTAGAGAAAGAAAGTAAAGAAATATTAAGAACAACAATGAAGAATGAAGTCAACGGGTGGATTGATAAATTTAATGAATGGAATAAAAAATGGAAAAACTAGACTGTACAGGTTTATATGCATTTAAAGACGGATATATAAAACCTTTTGAATTAGATAACAAAAAAACAATCATGTGTGGAATACCAGGCGCTTACACAGAGGGGTGTACAAAAAAACATTTACCTGGTTTTGCTAAAAGTTTAGATAAACTAAAAGAAAAAGGTATTGAGAAAGTTTTGTTTGTAGGTAATAATGATGTATATGTAATGAATGAGTGGAATATGCAACATGGTAGTCCTGAGATAACTACAGTATCAGACCCTTTGGCCGTGTTTACAAAGTCGATAAAAAAAGACGAAGATTGGGGAGATAGTTTTGGTATTAGAACAAGCAGATATGCTTTTTTAATTGAAGATGGTTGTATAGTAAAAGAATTTAAAAATCCGTTTGTTGAAGGAGTGTTAGAAGAAATATGATAAAAGGAGTTGCAGAGTATCTTGATATCAATATTAATACTGACTTATACTTGACAATGTATAATATGGTCAAGAAACATGACAATAATACATTTGGTAAAACACCGTTTGTAAGTTATTCTTTAGAAGATAATAGAACAGGTAAACCAACAGGTTATGAAAAGGCATTTTGGCCTGTATTAAATGACCATAAACGAGTACACCCACATTATCAGTTTCGTTCTACAGGTTTTAACACAGCAAATAGTACAGAGAAAGATGTATTTGCTCATACAGATATTGATTTAGATACTGAGCATCCTAATGGTTATAATATTGTTGTTCCAGTTTTAGGCAACTCTCGTATAGATTACTTTGAAACAAAAGATGAAGAAGTTTACTTGCCAGAAAAAAATGCTCATGGTCATGCTTACTACCATGAATTTTATGCTCAAAAAGAAATGGGTCAAGGCACACCTGAATTTGAAAAGTTTTTGAGTGATAGAAAGATAGGTCATATTATTGTTGATAAACCTTTACTGATACAAACTACCATTATGCATAGAGTAGTGGTCACAGAGGCACCTAGGTGTGCTTGGGTAACTAGATGGAATAATATACCTAAAGATGTAAGCTTTCAAGAATTTAAACAAAGGGTAGAAAATATATTATGATACAACCACATAAGACAATTCAAGATGTTAAGACACTTGATGACGGACATATTAGACAATTAGTAAGAGATATACACCAAGACGGTGTAGCTGTAATGTATAATCAAAATCTAAAAGAAAGTGATTATATTGATTTTATGAAAAGATTTGGTGAATGTGAATCACCTGATTTGTTTATGAATCCAAAAGAGCATCCAGAAATCTTTTTAGTCACAGGTAAAAAAGTTGACGGTAAGAAAATTGGTATGTTTGGTGATACAGAGTTAGGCTGGCACTCAAATGGTAATTCAAGACATTTGATTGACAAGATATTGATTGGTTTATATTGTGTTAAAGAAGATATTAACACCACATTAAGTGTGTGTAATACTTCAAAACCTTTTTATGATATGTCAAATGAAGAACAAGAATACTATCGTTCTATTACAATCAGATTAAAATTTAAAAACAATACAATATATGATTTAGAAGAGGGTGACCCCGAGTTAGAATTTATGAGTAAGAATAAAGGTAGTATTCGTAAGCTAGTAGATATACACCCACATAACATGTCAGAATATTTTTATTTTCCTTATCACTTTATTTGTAAAGCATGGGAAGGCAAAAAACAAATTGACCATGAAGAGTTAATCAGTAAACTAAAACCAAAGATTTTCAAATCGCAATATCAATATCATCACATATTCAAAGAGGGTGATTTACTTTTAATGGACCAATTTACAAGTTTACACCGTAGAACACCTGTTATGGATAACAATCGTTTATTATGGCGAATAGCATCGGATTTTAAAAATGTCTATAAGTAAAGAAGTACCTTGGCCAAAAATCATAACTGATACTGGTGAAATACCTATGAAAAGAAGATATGCATTTAGAGATATGTCATATCTTGACACCTTAGAAGCAAGGCCTATTTTTGAAACACAAGCGGATATAATAATTAAAAATGATTTTAAAGGTATTGTAGATGTAGGTTGTAGGCATGGACCTATTAATGACTTTCTACACGAAAAGAATTATAAAGATTATCAGTATTACGGTTTCGACACATCACCTGAACCTATAGAGTTAGCACAAAAAAGATGGCCAAACTATCAATATGAGGTTAGAGATTGGGAAAAATTAAAACAGGTCAATTTTAATGTTGATTGTATAATCTTTAGTGGTGTATTGTTATATGAAAAAGAGCATTTTAAAATGTTTACAGATATTATGAAATTTTATAATTGTAGTAATGCAGTAATTCAAGAACCATATCACAATCAAAAATATTATGAAGAAAGATTAAAACTAAAATCTATTACAGATGATATGCAACAATATAGTTTTTGGGAAGAACATATTGTAGAGGCAGAAATTTTTTGTGGTAGAAGACTGGTTGCTCACGCTAAATTATTATGATAGTAAAAAGATATTCAGAGGACCCCAATAAGTATTGGCCTATGATTGAAAGGTTTAGATTGCAAACCTTTAAAGAGGGTAATGATAGTTTAACATATAAGAAATACAATCCAGATAATCCTGAAATAGAAACATGGATGTCTTTTAAAGATGATAAACTAATATCAATATCAGCTGCCGAAAGTTCACACTATACAAATGACCCCGATATTGCAATTAGAGTTTGTCGTTATCATATCTTAAAAGAGTTTAGACATACTCATTGTGGTTTAATTATGGCTGAACATCAAATAAATTGGGCAAGAGAAAAGGGTTTCAAGATATTATATATTACACACGACATAAAAAATAAAGCGATAAATAACCTATATCAAAGAAAAAAGAAAATGACTGATAAAGGGTTTAAAAAGTTTATAACTGGAGAATGGTGGACAAAACTACAATTAGAAAAAAGTTTTTTATTTACTACAGGAAAGATGTTACAGTATGTGTACAGCATTCGATTACAAGGTGATTACGATTGGCAACCTGTATCTGATTTTATAATTAAGAGGGAACATGATGGACAAATTATCTAAACACAGTCTACCAACGGTAGCAAACTTAAATCTAAATATTGATTTAGATATGTTGCGTTATGCAACGGATAAACTAGCTAATAAATTTGTAGATGTAAGGTCAGCAAATCCTATGTTATGTATGAACCATGAGGAGTTAGTCAAAAGTGTATATGATAACTTTGAACAAATCAATTTGACTACACCAAGTGAGATACTACCTCACACAACAAGTATCAAAGAGAGATTAAAAAGAAAAGAAGAACACCTATATAATGTGCCTACGCCAGAATATACAGATAGTTACTTTGAACAAATTGTATCACAATGTAAATCCGAAGCAAGTAGAATTAGAATAACTAAATTAGCGCCAGGTAAAATGATACCATGGCATGTAGATTATGATGTTAATTATGGTGTTAGATGTATCATACCGATATATGGTAGTGAAAATGTAATTAATTTATTTAAAAGAGATAGTAAAATCGAGGCGTACACATTACAAAATGGTACAGCTAATTTTTTAAATATTGGTTATAAACATGCAGTTATTAATATGAGTGACAAACCTAGAATAGCATTAATGTTTACACTAAATGGTACAAAAGATATAGAAAAACTATTATAAATAGTAATAATAAGGAGATAATTATGAATACAGTTATGATTGACGGCAAAGAGTATGAAGTCGCTAAATTGAGTCCAGTATTACAAAATTACCTAGTGGTAAGACAAGAAATTCAGGCCTCAAAAGTAAGACACAATCTCGAGCTAGAAAAAATCGAAGTGTTAACAACACACTATAATACAAAAATTGCAGAATTAATCAAGAAAGAAGTACCGGAAGAGAAAAAATAGATGGCCGCAATAGCAAACTTAACATTAGACCAAGGCGCAACATTTAATTCAGATGTTACCGTAAAAGACGCAAATGGAAACGCTTTTAATCTAACAGGTTATACAGCGACCGCTAAGATGGCTAAGGGTTATTCATCTACACGAACAAGAACAGTCATTACGGCTACTGTTAGTGGTGACCCTACAACAGGAATAGTTACACTATCATTGACTGCTGATGAAACATCAGCCTTAGATGGTGAAAGATATCTCTATGATTTAGAGATTTTACAGACTTCTACCAGTACAGTTACCAGAGTAATCGAGGGTATTATCACAGTTCGACCACAAGTATCTATTTAATTCACAATTTTTTTATTATAAATATACACAGGAGAGAATTAAATGGCAGATATTACAGCTACTGTAGGACAGAGTAATAGTACAACAGCGAATATTGGTGTCAATACGGCTTCTGGACCACAAACGGTATCAGTTTCCTTACCATCAGCTCAGGCTGCTCAAAATAGTTCTTTACAATTAAAACTGCTCGGTGATGTTGATACCACTACATTAAATGATGGAGCAATATTACAATATAGGTCAAGTGACGCTAAGTTTGTAACTACAAATGAAATAGTAACTACAACTGGAACTTTGACCATAAACGCAGGAGCATTTTAGGAGTTTTAGATGGCAACAGTAATTCAGATAAAAAGAAGTTCAGCGGCTACAGCGCCGAGTACGCTGAAACTTGGTGAATTAGCATACACACATGGGGCAGGTACACAAGCCAATAGTGGTGATAGATTATTTATTGGTGAGGGTGGCGTTGATGGAAACGGTGACGCAAATAATGTAACAGTAATTGGCGGTCAGTATTTTTCTGACATGTTGGACCATGTTGCTGGTACTTTAACGGGAAGTTCAGCTCTTACAGCAGACGCAAACTTAGCAATAGACCAAGTTATTGTAGGTAATTCTGCTACAGTTGGTGGTACAGTAAAATTAAATGAAGGAACAAATAACGGTTCAGCCTTTATAGGTTTAAAAGCTCCTAATGCCGTTACAACCACAACAACATTTACATTACCAGACGGTGATGGTACAGCAGGTCAATTCTTAAAAACAGACGGTTCAGGTAATTTAGATTTCGCAACTGTTAATCAGTTTATTGATTTAGCTGGTGACACAGGAACAGATACATACAATACTGCTGAAACACTTACCTTTGCAGGTTCAGGTGGTTTAGTTCAAACTGTAACAGACAACACAGTAACAGTTACAGCAACAGCATTAACAAATGCTAACTTATCAGGTAGTGCAGCTATCTCAAATGCTAACTTAGCAAATCCTACAACTACTTTAGGTTCATCTACATTAACATTAGGTGCAGCTACAACAGACATTGCAGGTTTAACATCATTAGTAGTAGATAGTATTACAATTAACGGTGCAACACTTTCAACTGCTTCAGGTAATACTGATATAGTTTTCTCTCCTCACGGAACAGGAACAGTTACAGTACCATCAGGTTACGAAGACAGAGCAGGATTTACAGCTAACTCACTAGCAAACAAAACATATGTTGACCAAGTTGCTCAAGGACTTGACGCTAAACCGTCAACAAGAGTTGCTACTACAGCAAACTTAACGGCAACTTATTCAAACGGTACTGCTGGTGTTGGTGCAACATTAACAAACTCTGGTTCACAAGCTGCTTTTGCAGTTGACGGTGTAACACCTACTGTTAATGATAGAGTTTTAGTTAAAGACCAAACAACAGCTGCTCAAAACGGTATCTATGTTTTAACAACTGCTGGTGATGGTTCATCAAATTGGGTTTTAACAAGAGCTACACCTGAAGACCAACCAAGTGAGTTAACAGGTGGTTCATTTGTATTCGTAGAAGAAGGTACTGCTAACGGAGATAATGGTTATGTATTTACACATACAGGTGCTCCAACATTTGGTACAACATCATTAGATGTTACACAATTCTCAGGTGCAGGTCAAATTAATGCCGGTGCTGCTTTATCAAAATCTGGTAATCAATTAGATGTAGAAGTTGATGGTAGTTCAATAGAAGTAAACTCAGACGCATTAAGAGTTAAAGCTTTAGGTGTTACAAATGCAATGTTAGCAGGTAGTATTGACGGTGCTAAGATTGAAAACTTTACATTTACAGACGAAAGTTCAACACAAGGTGCAACTGAGATAGGTATTCCTATGGAATTCTTAGCTGGTGAAGGAATAAATACAGTTGCTTCAGGACAAACACTTACAATCGCAGGCGAATTAGCAAGTACATCAAATATTGGTGTGGCTAGTTTTCATTCAGACAACTTTACAACCAGTTCAGGTGTCGTAACAGTTACAACAATTGACGGAGGCTCATTCTAATATGAAAAATTTATGGAAAAAATTTAAAGGTCTTTTTAACTTAGACTATCCTTTAGTTCTAAAAAAAGAAGATGAAATTGATTTAAAAGATATTAATAAGAAAACAAAAGCTGAGTTAGAAAAACTAGGCAGAAAAATTGGTATCGAATTAGACAAAAGACAAACTAAAACAAAACTTATCAAACAGATTAAAAAAGCTTGTAAGTAATGTCAACAGTATTAAAACTAAAAAGAAGTGAAGTAGCACAATCAGTACCATCAGGAGGTTCATTAGTTGCTGGTGAAATAGCAATGAATGTCACAGACGGTAAGTTTTATACTAAAACATCTGGTGGCACAGTTAAAGAAGTTGGTGGTGCAGGTTCAGTTACATTGCAGAATGTGATGACAAATGGTAATACAACAATTACAGATATTGTATTGGACCAAGGCGCAAGATTAGCATTTGAAGGTAATTTAGCTAACTCATATGAAACTTTTTTAACAGTTGCAGAGCCAACTGCTGATAGAACAATTACACTACCAAATCAATCAGGTGTAGTTGCTATGGATGGTGACGCTTTAGCTTACGGAATAGTATTTGGAGGATAGTGAATGGCAAGTACATTTAAAAATGCAGGTCTTGATGTTGGTGTTTTAGATGACGCAACAGGTAATATTTACACAGCTTCAGGTGTGACTGCTGTTATTCATGCAATATACATTTCAAATTTAAGTTCTACAAATGCAGCTAAAGTAAATATTAAGGTTACAATAGATGGCGGTTCTACATTTAGACATGTAGGAAGAAGTTTAAATGTGTCTGCTAGTAATACATTGATTATGGACAAACCAATAAATTTAGAAGCAAATGATATTTTAAGAATTTATGCAGACCCTAATCCAGATAGTTCATCTGTAGATGTTGAAGCTTATCTAAGTATATTGGAGATTAGTTAATGGCTGTAGTAGGATTAGTAGTACCTGAAGGACAACAATCAAAAGAGGGGTTTCATGGTATTCGTAGAACAACAGAGGGATTACTTTACTATACAAAGATAGATAAAGATAGTACAAATTCTATAGACTTTGAACAAGGTTCTCCAACTGATAAAAATGGTGGTGTACAACTACCAACTAAAAGTGACTATACAGAAAGCACAATAAAATTTCAATCAAGTGTTAATACATACACAGGTGATGGTTCTACAGTAGCATTTAGTTTATCAACGCCAGTTTTAGATGACACAAGAATTAAAGTATATGTAAATATGGTCGAACAAGAAAAAAATACCATATGGTCATATGCTTCTGGAACAGTTACTTTTAATATAGCTCCTTTTAGTGGTGCTACAATATCTGTTCCTCTTATAGATAAAGAATACAAAAATAATACAAGTGACTTTTATCATCAATACACATTCGAAGATGGTGACGCAACATATTTTGTTGATAGTGATGGTTACTTAGTAAAAAGAGAAAATAGGAGTAGAGGCGCAACAGCCTTGACAAGTGATGACTTTTCTACAGTAGAAAGCACATATGGTGTGGCGTCAACATCTTGGCAATCAGCGGTATAACTCGTATAAATAGTAAGTATAAAAGGTAAAACATGGCAGATTTTAAACTAGGTAGAATTAAATTTAAATGGAGAGGTAGTTGGGCAACTTCAACTGCTTATTTGATAGATGATGTCGTAAAATACGGCGGTAATACATATGTCGTTATTGCAAATCACACATCACCAGCAAATGAAAATCTATTTTATACAAGTCCAGGAACATATACAGATTACTGGTCACTACAAGCTGAAGCATTATTTTTCAAAGGTGCTTACGCAAATTCAACTTGGTACAAATTAAACGACCTAGTTTCATACGGTGGTAAATCATATCGTTGTACAACTGCTCACACATCATCAAGTGCAGTTTTAGACCAATCAAAATTCGAAGCACAAATAGACGGTATTCTTATCAGAGGCGACTATGCAGCTGACACACAATATAGATTAGGTGATATTGTAAAATATGGTGGTAGACAATATAGATGTACTACTGAACATACATCAGCTTCAACTTCTGGTGGTGTAGCAATATTAAACACATCAAACTTTTCAGTATTTGTTGACGGTTTAGATTTTAAAGGTGATTGGGCTGCTACCACATACTATAAATTAAATGATGTTGTAAAATTTGGCTCTTTTCAATACAAATGTACAACTGCTCATACTTCAGGCGCAAACTCAGACGCTTTTGCTCAAGCAAATTTTGCAGTCTATTCAGAGGGTTTAGACTTTTTAGATACATACAGCGCAAGTACAGTTTACAAACAAGGTGATGTTGTAAGTTACGGTGGATACTCTTATGTTTATGTGAATGTTGAAGAAGCTTCAGGACAAACACCAACAGACAACAGTTATTGGGATGTAGTCACAACAGGTTTCAAAGCTTTAGGTGAATATTCACACGGCACATCTTACAAAACAGGAGAAGTTGTTGAGTATGGTGGTTATGCATATGTAGCTATAGCAAATAATACAAGTCAAAGACCTTTTAATAATTCATCTTATTGGACAAAATTAAATGAAGGATTTAACTGGAGAGGTGTTTATAGCGCAAGTACGACTTATAATATTGGTGATACGGTTGAATACTCTTCAAGTTCTTATGTAGCTGTTACTGACCTAGTTTTAGGTGTAACACCAGGTACGGACCAGACTAAATGGCAATTGATTGCTCAAGGTTCTACTACAAATGTATTAACTACTAGAGGCGACATGATTGTTCGTGACGCCACACAAACAACAAGATTACCTATTGGTACTTCAGGTGCATATTTAACAACAGATGGTTCTGATGTCAAATGGTCAAACGCCGAAGGCGCTAATGTTAAGTATGTTGCAAACTCAGGTTCAGATTCAAATCCAGGCACTCAAGCATTACCTTACAAATCAATCAACTATGCATTATCTCAAGCGACTTCAGGAGATGTAGTTGAAATTGAATCAATAGCAGGTGGTACTGGTGGTACTCCAGGTACTTTTGATGTATCTCAAGCTTCTACAACAGGTTCAGGAACAGGATTTACTGCTAGAATTATTACAGACGGTTCTTCAACTCCTACTGTTACTATTACAAATGGTGGTTCAGGACATGCAGAGGGTGATACAATCACAATTACTGGTGTAGGTTCTCCTACCGCTTCATCAAATATTACTTTTGATGTTAAATCAAAATCAGTTGGTGATATTATCTATGTTAAAAACGGTGTATATAAAGAGAATTTACCATTAAGAATTCCAGCAGGTGTTACCGTTCAAGGTGAATCTTTAAGAGGTACAGAAATTAGACCTGCTTCAAGTACAGGTTCACAAATTAAAACAATTACTTATAATTCAGGTGGTACAGGTGGTACTCCAGGCACATATAATTATGTTCATCAAAGTGCTACATCAGCAAATGGTTTAGGTGCAGTATTTAATGTTGTAGCAGACGGTTCTTCAAACCCAACAGTTACAATATATCATGGTGGTTTTGGATTTGCTGTTAATGATACAATTACTATTCCAGGAACAAGTTTAGGTGGTGCAGCTAATGTAAATGTTACAGTTGCTTCTTTAGAAAATAATAACGCAACTAACATGTTCTTATTGAACAATATTACAAATCTAGTACAGATGTCAATGAAAGGCATTACAGGAACACCAGGTGCTGGTGGTACTTCTAAAGCTGCCGTTACTTCATTAGACCCTACTGGTGCAATTTCAACTACATCACCATATGTTCAAAACTGTTCCTCAGTAAATGCTGGTGCAACAGGTATTCAAATTGATGGTAATTTGCATAGTACAGGTAACAAATCAATTCTTGCAAATGACTTTACACAAATTAACTCAGACGGTATTGGTGTACATTGTTTAGCTGGTGGTCGTGGTGAGATGGTTTCTATCTTCACTTATTATTGTGATAAATCTTTTTATGCACACTCAGGTGGTTTCATTAGAGGATTAAACTGTTCATCTGGTTACGGTGAAAAAGGTGCCGTTGCAGAGGGTACATTAGCTTCAGAAAGTCCAGTTTCAGTAATATCTCGTGGTAAAATGTTGAAATATGATTCAACACAATTTTTAGGTTCTGCTACAGAATCAGATATTTCAGATACAGTTGCCACACAAGGTGTTGGTACTGCTACAATTTCTGGCGCTGGTGGTGCAAGTGCAACAATCTTTAGAGTAAATATTTCAACAGACCATTTTCACATTGAAAATATTACAGGTTCATTTGTTAATGGTGAAACATTAACAATCACGAAAGAAGACTCAACTACATATCAAGTTAAAGCTGCGGCTTCAGCTGCTGAATTAGGACAAACAGGTGCCTTAATTGCAGTTGATTCAACTGATAGTACATTAGCTAGTGCAAATGTAATTAAAGCTGGTGCAAATATTCAGTTCACTGGTGACTCAACTTATTATAGAGTATCTGCCGTATCAGAAACTAATACAACTAATAAACAAGCAACAGTTCGTTTAACTGCTAGTGTTACTTCAGGTAATGCAATTGCAGATAACACAGCAACAACAATAACAACTGGTTTCTCAAATGTTCGTTTAACAGGACATGACTTCTTAGATATTGGTACTGGTGATATAGCAACATCAAATTATCCAGGTGGTCCATCTCAACCTGCCGACCAAGCAGATGAAGTAGAAGAATTAACAGGTGGTCGTGTTTACTTTACATCAACTGACCAACAAGGTGATTTCAGAATTGGTGACCTATTCAGAATTGAACAGGCAACTGGTGTTGCAACTCTTAACGCAGACGCATTTGACCTTTCAGGTCTAAATGAATTACAATTAGGTTCTATTGGTGCAGAATTAGGTGCTACAATTAATGAATTTAGTACAGACGAAACAATGGGTAATGACAGTAATACTGCCATACCAACAGAAAGAGCTATAGTAGGTTATACTCAAAGAGATAAAATGGGTACAGGTCATTTAGTACCACCTACTGGTACAACTGCTCAAAGACCTACAGGTGATTCACTATTTACAGGTGGTATAAGATATAATTCTTCTTTAGTAACATGGGAAGGATATAACGGCACACAATGGACAGGTCTTGGTGGTGGTAATCCTTGGGCTTCAACTTCTTCAAGTATTACAGTAGCTGCAAATGATAGATATTTTGTTGATACAACAAGTAGTGCATTAACAATGACACTTCCTGCTTCGCCACAAGTTGGTGACCAAGTTTCATTTGTTGACTTAGCAGGGACTTTTGATACAAACAATTTAACAATCGGTAGAAATAGTTTAAAAATTATGGGCGACACAGCCGATATGATAGTAGATGTTGAACATTCTGGTATACAATTAGTTTACACAGGTTCTACAAACGGTTGGAAGTTAACGCAAAACTTCTAATAGAGGATAAATAGAAATATGAGTAATTTAAGAGATTTTACAGGTAAGAGTAGAAAGTTTACTGGTACAACTGGTATTGTAATACCATCAGGTACTTCAGGTGAAAGAGCTGGCTCTCCTACATTAGGAACCTTGCGTTATAATACAGACGCTGATAAAGGTTTCTTAGAACAGTATAACGCAGCTGGTTGGGGTGCTATTGACGCTCCACCTCAAACATCATCTATTACACCAGACACTTTTGATGGTAATGCTAATACAGATTTTCTTATTGCAGGTTCAAATTTTAAATCAAACTCAACTATAGACTTAATTTTAGCAGACGGTTCTACACAAACGCCAGCTTCAACTACATTTATTAGTTCATCTTCAATGGGATTTTCTACAAGTGCAGATATACCTTTGACACAAAGTCCTATATCTGTAAAAGTTAATAATCCATCAGGTTTATCTTCTACACTTTCAGATGGAATTACAGCTGGTACTGCTCCAACATTTAGTAGTCCGGCTGCAAACACAGTTTTAGCAACAGTATTTGGTACCGGCGGAACATTAGCAAGTGGAACAGCTACACAAATTGTGGCTGCTGACTCAGAGGATAGTACAGCACCAACATTAACTATGACAGCTAACATTGGTGATAGTGCTAACTTATCAATTAACTCAACCGGATATCTAATAGGAACATTACCAAGTCCTTCAAGTGATACAACTTATACATTTACCGTAACAGCAACTGATGTTGCTGGTAACACAGCGACAAGAAATTTTAGATTATCAGTAGATTTAAGTTATACATCTGGTGGAAACTATCTTGGAGATGGTTCTGATGGTTAAGAGAGGAAAATAATATGCCATTTATATACAAAACAGGTTCAGACGAGTACAAAAGATTTTCAGAGGACGCTTGGGCTGAATTTACAATACCTAGTCCTCTACCTAGTGATAAAGTTGAAGAAACTTTAACAAAGGCTGAATTATCTAAATTTACATCCACAGCAACTGAGTATGATACTCTTTGCAAAAAGGACGCAGAAGCTCATATAATTGACGCTGGTCCAGAGTCAACAGATTTAACAGGATAAATAGTAATATGGCAACAATATCAAGTTCAACAAATTTTACAGTATCAAACACAAGTTCATATGACGGAGATATGATTGTTAAAAACTATAATACATTAACAATCAATAGCGGTGTAACTGTATCATCAAGTAATCCTTGTAAAGGTATGTTAATTTTTGTAAGAGGTGACTTCACACTAAACGGAACATTAACATGTCAACCGTCACAAGCTTCAACTTCAAGTCTACCAACAAGTTTAACATATCCTATAATTACAAGTGGTGGGTCATCATTATCAAATGGTGATTTCACAGGTATGGGTTCAACAGCTCCTGGTGTTATAACTTCATATGTAAATCAATATCTTTCAGGTAAAACAGGTGTTACATTTTCATTAAATAAGACTGGTGGAAATGATAATTCAAATGAAACTGGACCAGGTGGTTATCCTGGTTTTGCTTCAGGTTGTTGTTTCGGACAAGGCGCAGCTTCAAGAGAAAATGGTACTGCTTTCGGTGGAGGTGGTGGTGTTGGAGGTTCATGTGGTTGTCATGGAACAAATCCAGGTCAAGCAACAAGAACACAAGGTGGAACAGGCGCAGCTTATGGTTGTCACGGACAAGGTGGCGGCGGTGGTGGTGCAGGCCTGCCAGCCGGTTCAGGTGGACAAAATGCCGGTAACGGTTCTACATCTACTACAAACGGTGTTATTTGGTTAATTGTTGGTGGAAATTTCACAGGTTCAGGTACAATTAATTTGAATGGTGCTAAAGGTGGTACTGCCGGTCAAGGAGGATATTCTGGCTCAGGTGGTGGTGGTTCTGGTGGCGGTGCATGTTTTATCGCAGTAAAGGGAACAAATTCATTCTGTTCAACAGAATCAGGTGCTTCAAAAAGTTCTCATAGTGGTGGAACAGGAACAATCAATATTGCAGGTGGAACAAGAGGTGATGGTACTAGTGCTGGTAGTGGTGGTGGTTGTTATGGTATCGCCGGCGAAGACGGCTGGGTTCAAGTTCTAACAATGACATAGGATTGAATCCTACAACTCTTATAAATAGTGGTATTATAATGAAAGAATAACCAAAGTTATTCTAAATGGAGAATATTATGACTAGTCAAGTACAACCAAGTATATTTGCCTCAGACCCGAACATTCCAAATTTTGGAAAAATGACTCGGGCTGAAGAATTAAGAAAACACGAAGAAGAACATAAAGGTATTGTACTTTATATAAACGACTATTGTCCTAAAGGTTGTTCATTTTGTTTTATTCCAGGTCAAATCAAAATGATGGACCGAGAAATGCCTTTAGAAAATATCAGACGACTGATAGACGATTTAGGTTTCAAACATTTTCAGGTTCAAGGTGGCGAACCTACATTACATTCCCAATTCATAGAGATATTAGAGTTATTTAAAAGTAGAGGTGTTACTTGTAATGTCTTATCTAATACTTTGTATAACGGTAAAATAAGAAGAGCAGTACATCAAGCAATACTTGATGAAGTTATTACTGGTTGGGCTCCTAACGCCTCAGAATTAGATTTTCCATTAAACAGATTTAAAAGATTTCAAGGTAATTACCTAGATGTATATGATACACTAGAAGAAAAATGGGGTACAGGTGCCGGTAAGCATATGATTTCTTTGATGTGGACAATACCAAAAGGATTTAGAAAAGGTATTGACCCATTTACAAACGAAAAATATAATCTTGATTGTTTACAATACATTGAATGGTTACATACAGAATTAGATGGAAAGTTTCATAATTTAAGAATTGGATTAGATTTATGTGGTACTTATATTATTAATAATAGAGAAATTGGAAAAATATTAGATGACTTAAATGTAATGGGTCAAGAAAAACAATTTTCATTTTATATGGATTGTCAATGTCCTCCTTGTATTAATGAACCAGATGAACCTAGAAGCTGGCATTCAAATCAAATTGGTGAAGTAGGATGTCCTGCTGACCAAGGAGAAGGAAAATATATTGAAATTAAACCAGACATGTCTGTTGTTCATTGCTTTCAGTCACAAGGTGATATTGGTATGCCATATGTTATTAAAAACATTTTTGAATTTAAGTTTGGTAGAGGTCCTAAACTTGCTCAATTACAAAAAGAACATAGATGGAGGTACATTGAAACTAATAGAAAAATAGATGTGCCTGAAGCTTGTCAAGTTTGTCCTCATTATTCATATAACTGTAATGGTATTTGTATGGGTTGTACTGTACAAGAACATGAAAGATTAAAAGATGAAAAAGGAGAAACAAGAAATTTAGCCGGTGATTTTGATGACGCTAAAGACTTAACAAAAATACACGACCATAATCCAATGGATGTTGANTGGAAAACAGACGATAGAAAACCTAAAACTAGAAAAATCTTGCCAATGGGAAGATAATATATTATGAAACTGCCTGAACCCTTATCTGTTCTTTTAAAAGATAAGAAAAAAAACGAAGATACTTATTGCCAAACTCAACAATGTAAAACATGTACCATATATTTAAACAATATGTGTTGTACAAGACCTGGTTTTGCAACCTACGAAAATACAATTAAGATATATGAAAGATATAAAGACAAATATTCATATAAAGATTTTATAGAAAAATATTTTGATATACAATTCTATTACGACAATCTAAGTTTAATACTATTTTATCCTAAAGTAAACGACAAACCACCTGGTGGTAAAGCCTCTAATGGTGGTTGTGTTTTTTTAAAAAGAGTTTTAACAGGTGCTCCTAACGAACAATATATGAATTGTAGTTTATATGATGATAAGTCTTTTGATGAAATAACTACATGGCCTCTAGGTTGTGTAACTGATTCAACATCTATAGGTCCTGAATATAAAAGATTTTGGGAGTATAGATTGTCAATGATAAATTATTATTTTCCTCGTTCAACTTGGAGATTTTATGAACACATAAATGAAAAAGAAATGACAGAGGAACAAGCATTAGATATAGCACAAGAGCAACAGAGAAGATTTGATGAAAATTTAGGTGTCTAATGAATTTAGAATTTTTTGTAAAGAAAGAAGAAAGTGATAAAAGACTTCAAATTTGTAAAAAGTGTATTCACTATAAAGACACGCCTGTTAAATATTGTGAAGAATGTGGTTGTGTTTTGAAGTTAAAGATACACATGAAAGGAGTAGAATGTCCCATACAAAAGTGGTAGATAATATTGAACAAGGATATTCAATATATAAACATGTGCCTTTGGTACAGAAACAAAATAGTTTTATTGATGATGTTTTAATGGCTGAAAACTTTTTAAAACAAGAGTTTGATACAGACAATGTTACATGGGCATATGAAAAATATAATATATTTTCGGTGTTGGCTGGTAGTTTTCACTATTGGAATTTATTTAAAGATGTAGGCATGTGTATAAGAAGATACATGGTTGAAAATTTAAATAATACATTACCCAAAAACATGTGGATGCAAGCATGGTTGAATAGCCATACAGATAATCAACTGTTAACAAAACATAACCATGATAAAGATAAACAAGGAAATTTACATGGTTATATTAGTATAAGTCCTGAAGACACTACAACAAAATTTTATAATGCATTTGAAGATGAAAATTCAATATATTCAATTGACAATAAAGTAGGTTACATATATATTGGCAAAGGAGATGTTTGGCATGAAGTTGTTGCAAATACTCCTTCTAAACAAAAAAGAATTACAATAGGATTTGATATAATGACCAGAAATACACCTACTAAAAATTTTGGTCATATTCCTATTACATGGTAAAGAGAGAACAAATATGCTTGATATAAAAGATTTAACTATGGAACACCACAAAGACGCTGAAAGGCAAAGCTTTGTAAAGATATTAATGTCTGGTCAAATTGACCATAAAATATATGCAACATATTTGTATAATCAGGCACAATGTTATTCTGTATTAGAAAAATATGGTTTACATAATTCTTTGTTTAAAGATACACCAAATTTACTTAGAACGGAACATATACTATACGATTATAGGTCATTGTGGTCACAATACGGAGCGCCACCAAAAGTAACTGAAAGCACAAAACAATACATTGACCATATAGAATCTATACAAGATGAGGCAATGAAACTATATGCTCATGTATATGTTAGACATATGGGAGATTTATCAGGCGGTCAAATGATAATGAAAAGAACACCAGGTCCTAATAGATATTACAAATTTAAACACAAAGAAGTCGGTGATTATAAAAGAATAGTAAAAGAAACAATTAATACATACTTAAATGTGTATGAACATTCTGTACTTCCTGAGGCTAAGTTTTGTTTTCAAAGTGCAACTAACTTATTTAAAGAAATGAAGGAGCTCCATGATTTGGGATAGATTAATTAAGTGGAAAGAAGAAACTATTGAGGTATTAAACCAAGAGTTAACTGAGTACAATGAACCTGGCATGGATAGATTCAATCGTGATGACTTTGGTTGGGTCAATAGAACATGGAAAAATAATTATATAAGACGAGCTCATGTAGATGTAGTTGATGTTAGAGAAACAAAAGGATTATGGATGGCTCATGTATGTTTATTTCCAGAATTAACAAACGGTGGACCAATTTATGGTTTTGACATCATTGCAGGTAAAAAGAAAGTAACAGGTGCTTTCCATGATTTTAGTCCTTTATTACAGAAACAACACCCATTAACAGAGTGGTTTATAGAAGAAAATAGACACTTTAAAGCAAGTAAAGAGAGAGAGTTACCTGATTGGGCAAAGGCAATTTTTAGCGGAGGAATGATTGCTGCCGGCAATGTTACAGAGGA